AAAAGGTAATGAAGGTGTTGCTGGAACTCTTTCCAACACTCCTGGTGGTATCGGTTATCTCAATACTGGATTCGTTCGTGCTAATAAACTCCAGGCTGCTGTTCTTCAGAACAAGGCAGGTAAGTTTGTTGGACCTTCTGCTGTAACTGGTGCTGCTGCTCTGAATGGAATCAAACTGGATCCTGTGACCCTTGCTGGTGAAGATCCTAATCCTGCAGGTGCTCGTGCCTATCCTATTTCCACTCTGACCTGGATTATTGCCTATAAGAGTGGTTATGCTCCTGGTAAAGCGACCGCAGTTCGTGATGCTCTGAACTATGCTCTGAGTTCCAAGGCACAATCACTTGCTGATGACCTGGGTTATGTTCCTCTTTCTGGTTCTATTCTGAATCGTTCCCGTCTGAAAGTTCAACAAATCGGTCTGGGCGAGAAGTGATACATAATGGGGGGGGGGTTGACAAGACCCCCTTTTTATTGTATTATAAGTAACGAGTCAGGAGGTTTATGTCTCTTCTTTCGCAACTAGACAGGCAACTTGCCATAAGTGCTTTTGAGCATTATGCTGATTTTCTAAACAGTGAAATATCTTTTATTGAAGATTCCCAACTAGTTGACGACCCAAACTATCCAGAGTATCATACATACAAGCAAGAGTTGTATGAGTTAAATACACTTCTCAACTGGGTACGTTTGGAGCACTTCAAGAATGAAAATTAATCTCTGGTATTGTAAAGATATGAATCTCTGGCGTTGGACTTTGACGGATGATCATCGTCCAGTTGTCAGACAAGAATCTGGACAACAAACTCATCTACGTGATGCTATGAATGATGTAGCAAATACTGTAGAATATCTTATGGGTCAGTTTTGACTTTTTATGGGCGAATAACTCAGCGGTAGCAGTGTCTCTTTTACACGGAGAAAGACGGGGGTTCGAATCCCTCTTCGCCCATTATAAATACCTAAAAAACTGGTATAATGGAAAAGTTATATAAATTACTTTCTGATACTCAGGCAACTTTGTTTGCACTGTTCCAGAAAACTTGGGTCTATCACTGGAACGTGGTTGGTTCTGAGTTTTATCAGTTTCATAAAGTATTTGGTGAACAATACGAAACAATGTTTGAAGAGATTGACCGTCTCACCGAACATATGCGTTTTCTGAATATTAAACCAGTACCGACTCTAACCAGAATTTCTGAAGTTTCTCATATCTCAGAAACAAATAGTAAGTTGGATGATATGGGAATGGTGAAGGACCTTATTAAAGATAATGAAACTTTGGTAGACTTGTTCAGACAAGTTGCTGAAGAATCGGAAGCACAGAAATCAAGAGGAACGACAAACCTTGTTGATGATTTAAACGAAGCACACGGGAAGTTTATTTGGATGCTTCGCTCATTTACTGAAAAATAATTAACTAATGAACAATGGAAAATTTAAGAATCAGATGCCGCTCCTGTGGTAAAGAGTTGGAAGGGCATCCTACGAAAACTGTGACTTGTGGTTGTCCAAATATGGCAACGATTCGTGGAGATAAGATCTCGGCAGTTGATCTATCCTCTGTTGTTATGTTAAACTCTTATGGTCATAAATCAAAGTCTGGTGTTCTGACAAATGAAGATCTTGCCTTTCAAGAAGCAAGAAGGCAACGTAAGGTCAGACGTTTAGACTTTGAAGTCAGATAGGTCTTAATACGCAGTTCTCATCGTAACGAGCATATTGAAACCCATCTTCTTGCAGTTCACCAAAACCAAACTTACGAGCAACTAAAGATCGTTGACGTTTTCCAATCACCAGTGAAGACTCTGTAAAACCATCATTAATTTTTGGTCCGTGTGGTTTTGCCACTAAAATATCACCAGGTCTTGGGGAAAGTTTTACCATACCTTTTTCTAAGTGTTCATAAGTATATTTCATAAAGTGGTAGAAGATTTTTTTTCTTTCTTCCAATGAAAACTCATTTGGTTGTTTGGTATATTTGACTTCGTAACCAACTTCTGCGACTCTTGTTTTTTCGTGAAAATAAATTCTTTCCGCTAGAGTTTTAATTCTTTCTTCAAGTTCTGGTGAGTTATAATGATCTTCAAACTCTAGATATAAGTAACTCTTTTTAGTTTGGTAGAGTATAATAAAGGTATAAATTGCCATTGCTCCATCAGAACATTTGAAGTTGGTTTGGTTATATCTTTTATTTTCTTTTGGATAAACTGGTAGTCTATCCTTATAACCAAGATGTTTGAGAAGTCTTTCAAACTCAATTCTTTTTTCTGATGGTGTTATAAGCACTTGACGAAACTGAATAGATAGTGTATATTATATCATATTGGAAGCGTGGCAGAGTCCGGTTTATTCTTATAAATATTTCATAAGGTATCAATAAACCACCGTGCCCAGAAATCCAAACTGTTCTTGTTGTGTTTGTGAAAAATTAATCTATAGAAGACCATCCCAAATAATTGGAAATGTTTTTTGTAGTTCTGAATGTTGTGGAAAATTTCAAAGAATAAATGAAAAACTTTGTCCTATATGCGGCAAATCATTTATTGGACATAAAAAAACCTGCTCAAGGTCTTGTTCAAATAAATCAAGAACTGGTATAAAATATGATGGAACTAATTCAAATAACAAATCTACTAGGAGTAAAAGATTAAGACTTCAACTTGCCTCAAAGAGGAGTGGTAAATGTGAAGAGTGTGGTAATGAAAATTACAATATTCTTCAAGTTCATCATATAATTGAAAGATGTAATGGTGGAACTGATGATGAAAGTAATCTACAATTGTTATGTCCTAATTGCCATTATACAAAACATTTAGGTTATTCAAAATATACGGAAGATAGCACCGATGGTTGGTAAATCGCCTTGAAAGCGATGCCAGGTTCACGCCTGATGGTTCGATTCCATTATCTTCCTTCTTCATATAAATACCAGAAAAGTCTTTGTGACGAATGGGTATTCAGATAAACGGGCAAACTGATACTATTTCAGCGGTTGATGGTGCGTTGACTGTCAGTGGTGCCGAACTACCTACTGTAACAAACTTAAATGCGACTGGTATATCCACATTTTCCAAAGGTATTGTAATTGGTACTGGAACTTCTATAAGTTCTCCTACAACAAATACACTGACTTTGGGAACTAATAACGCTGAGAGAGTTAGAGTAAGTGCTGGCGGTGTCTCTATAGGAACCGTTTCTACTTATGGTGATAGTAACGCAAGTTTTACATCTCTTTCTCTTGGTGGCAATGGAACTAGATATGGTCTATTAGAAATAAAACAATCTAATAGTGTTGCTGGTTCTTGGATTGATTGTTATGGAACTAATGGTAATGGTGATTTGAGGATAACAACTGCTGGAACATCAAATAAAATCACTTTTTGGACTGGCGGAGCGTTTACAGAAAAAGTTTGTATAACATCTGATGGAAATTTGGGTATAGGAATCACAAATCCATCACAAAAATTTGAAGTTGTTGGTGGAGAAATTAAGGCAGGTAGAGTTGATTCAACTAATGAAGGTGGTCAAGTAAGTTTCGGTAGAGCAACTGATAATGCGACTGGTTGGTATATTGATGTTTATGGCAATACATCAACACCAAGTCTTCGTTTTGTTGATGTAAGTAATGCGGCAGTCAGAGCAACTATTGATGGTTCTGGTAGATTGACATTGCCTTATCAACCGATGTTTCAGGCATATGGAGTAAGTGGTGGAACTTTCGCAACTGGTAATTATTGGATTTTTCCTTCCACCTTTGTTAATATTGGAAATCATTACAATACTTCAAATGGAATATTTACCGCGCCAATAGCAGGAACTTATAAATTTTGGTGGTCTTTTATTGGTGGTAACCAGAGTGACGTGTATAGATATACTATTCATAAAAATAATAGTTCATTATCGTCAGGCACACCACAATTGAGAATAGATACCAGTCTTGCGGGAACTGAATATGGAAATGGTAATGTGACTGTTATAATTTCTTTATCTACTAATGATACAGTTAGAATATATTTTTCTTCCGATAGTGGCAATCTGTCATATCCTTTTGGAAACTCTTCTGTTGACGCATATGTGTTATTTGGTGGAATGTTGTTAGGATAAAGATAAATACTCAAAAACACCTTATGGACTACACAATTACTTTAACCGAAGCAGAAGACCTAGCACTCCAATACGTCGCTGCTGATCCACAAGACTGGATTGATAACGCAGCACACAACCGTGCTCGCATTGCAATTGACGAAATCTGTGACCTCTACGTCAAGCATAAGTTAGACAACAACGAAGCAATTACTGCCACTAACAAATCAGATATGGTTCTGGCAGCATACGAAGAAGGTCTAGTCAAGACAGCAGCACAAAGAAACGAAGAAGCAGCAAATAATACACCTTCTTTATAATCTCTTAAACACTTTCTTGAAACCAACACATAGTTGACAGGTTGAAACTACTGACTAGCATAACTAGTAGTATTCAACCTAAAACCTATGGATCAGCGCACCTACGATAATTGGGTGAAGATCAAGGAGACTTTTGAACAGTCTGGCAACACAGACAATATGTTCTACAAAAGATCAGTTGAAATAGTCAAGACCAGAAGAGACCCTCTGGCGAAGTTTCTTGGTGATGAAAAATGATGCACGAACAAGAAGAATTGGTAACTCGTTCTGAAGTTCAGGAGATGATTGATGCTGCTATACGACGACACAACCGTAATGCTTCTATCATTAGCATGTGCGTCGGTTGGGTGGTTCTTGCTTTATTTGCTGAGGGACTCCTCCGACTAGTGGGTGTTATTCCGCCATTACTACCATGGCTCAAAATCACTCTGAACTAATCTTTTTAGTTCCTTGGTTTGTGCTTGTGGGAATTGCTGTATCAATGTTTATACAAGGTTGGATGGTAATGAATGCTCACTATGGATATTCAAAAAGTCCAAAAGTGAAGCATCCAGAAATGAACGACGTTAAGGCAGGAGATCCATTACTTGTGCTTAGAATTACGGAAGAGGATTTAGAAGAACTCCAAAAAAGAGTTCTACAACAAAAGATAGACGAACTATTTGAAGAACCTTCAACTTATGAGGACGAGGATGATGAGTAATCTTTTTGTATCTTCATTTTTACTTTTTGGTTCCATTGTATTATTCATTTACTGGGGACTTACACACGCATATCCAGGAGTTATATGAAAGTAGGATTAATCGGACTTGGAAGGATGGGAGAAGGTATGTCCCGTCGTATGATGAAAGCTGGTATCGAAGTTTGGGGATACCGAAGGAATTATGAAAAGGCAAAAGAAGCATATGAAAAAGGATATGTAAATGGTGTCACAACCACTATCGAAAATCTGGTAAAAGTTGTCAAGCAAACAAAAAACGTGGGAGTACAACCAGGAATTTTCCAGATGGTTGTGCCTGCAGAAACAGTAGAGGAGACGATCAATGAGTTACTACGATTTTGTAGTGAAGGAGATATTATTATTGATCATGGCAATAGCAATTTTAAAGACAGTCGGAAAAGAGCAGAACGGTTGGCAAAACTTGGTATCCAATATATTGATTGCGGCACTAGCGGTGGTGTTTATGGTTTGGATCGTGGATACTGTCTTATGGTTGGAGGTGGAGATACTGCAGTCGCCACTTGTTCGCGCATTTTTGATGCCCTCTCCCCAGGTCTCGACGCTGCCCCCAGGACTCAATTTGACTCAGACGTAACTTCTGCTGAATATGGGTGGTTGCATTGTGGTGGTCCAGGTGCAGGGCATTTTGTAAAGATGGTTCATAATGGAATTGAGTATGGAATAATGCAGGCATACGCAGAAGGATTTAACATTATTAAAAACGCCAATGCAGGTGCTCAGTATGTTAGAGAAGGAGACGCAGAGGTTGCCCCAATGGCAGACCCAGAAAGTTATTGTTATGACATTGACGTTGCTGAGGTGGCTGAGTTATGGCGTCGTGGTAGCGTGGTTGGTTCTTGGTTACTCGATCTTACTGCTGATGTGCTTCGGGGCAATAGTGAGCTTAAACAGTTCTCTGGTGGGGTATCCGACAGCGGTGAGGGTCGTTGGACTGTTTCTGCCGCTGTGGATTTGGGGATACCCGCTCCTGTTATTACTACTGCCCTATTTGAGCGATTTAATTCACGCAATCTTGGATCGTTCGGAGCAAAAATCCTGAATGGTATGCGTTATATGTTTGGTGGACATCACGTAAGATAAAGGAGTTTTCTAATGGAAAGATTTAATGGACTCACAGAATACGAACTGAAACTCTTAGCAGATGCTGTCTGGACAAGACAGAGACACTTCATTGCAGGAGATAGAAGATTTAAGGAGTATGGAGCTATTCTGGATGAAATTCAGAAGTTAGTAGATTACAAACCAGGTGTATTTTTATGAAAAAGTTCAACGATATAATTCTATTAGTCACGATATCCATCATTGACTTTCTGTATCGTGACCTACCCATACAAAGATTCTGGGTTCTGGAAACAATTGCCAGAGCACCATACTTTGCTTTCGTCAGTGTGTTACATCTCAAAGAATCATTAGGACTCAGAGACTTATCACACTATTATCTAATGAAAGAACACTTTGCACAGACACTCAATGAAACCGAACATCTCATCGAAATGGAAAGGCGTGGTGGTGCCGACCGTTGGTATGACCGCTTTATTGCTTATCACTTGGTTCTCATCTATTATTGGATTCTGGTGGGTTATTACTTTATTGCTCCTGTCTCTGCTTATCACCTGAATGCAGGCATTGAGTATCACGCTACTGAGACCTATCTCAATTACTTCTGGGATCATCCAGAAGACACTAGAATAGGTGAGATCGCAGTGGATGAAATTAATCATTATATTGAACTCTCAAGAGCAATGGAGATGGTCTGATGTTATTAGCAAAGGCACTTTTATTTGTTTCAATTCCTTTCGTATTAACAACTCTTTATTTCGGAACAAAAGGAGGGTATTATGATACCGAAAAGTATAAAGGAAACGGAACCGCACATTAGACAGCGGTATCACTTTGCCGCATCAGCATTTGTAAGAATGTGGGGACATAGTTCATTACACGATCGCCGTATTGTAGAATTCTGTGAAGTGTGGGCACATAGAACTGAAAATGCTCCATTAGATGATAGAGTAGTGGACCAATATTTTTATTATGAGTTTAAAACTTGGAGAGGATACTGATGGGACATTTTGCTAGATGGGTATTAGAAAACCCATATACACTTGGATTTCTTGGATATATTTTGATTGTGCTTCCTATTATGGGTATCTGGGCAATTCACAAATATAATTGGCAGCACTGGGCACCGTTTGACAAAGGGCACAAGAAGTAGTATAATTAGTTCTGTTGAGAAGCAAGACTACTCAACGCAACGGGGTGTAAGTCAGCGGTAGACGGCAAAGTTTGGGACTTTGAGGACGCACGTTCGAATCGTGTCACCCCGATTGCCAGTTACTTCACTGGCACACTTGACACACAAGTCTAAACACCTTATAATAACTAGGTCAACAAACAAAACAATGTCTCTGATCCAAAAATTCAAGAAAGATGTTAGCACTCTTCGTCTTGCTGCTAACGGGGAAATCTACCTTGATGTAAAGAATCCGAAACTTTATAAAAAGGTTCGTCGCTTCTATGAAAATGAAGGCGTCGTGTTTTCTGGTGACCCCCTTGACGACTACGAAATGCTTATGGAGTATGTCGCTCAAGATCTTGAATCTGTTGAGGTTGCATGATGGAAAAACTAATTGAAGTAAAGTATCTGTTCAAAGAACATCAAAACACTGTTCTTCGTAAGTTCTTTAAAAATGAAGAACAAGTTAATTCATTTAAAGTGCAACATCCAGATTATATCTACTTGAATTGATATGAAAACCAAAGTTCTTCTGGAACGTGAAGGATACCGCTTTATTGAAGCAGGTATTCTTGAGATAAACGGTAAACCCGATTATCGTTTGCAAAAGCAAAATTATTATACGAAACGCTGGAACGACATTTATCTGTTTGATAACAGTTTACAATGTTCTACTGCAATGGAAGATTTTGAATATGCAAAATGGTTAGACCCAGATAGGGTTCCTTGTTATGTAAGAGGCGATGATGAAGAATGAAAGAACTTGCTATTGAGTCAGAGAGTCTCTCCTTCATTGCAGGTTGGTTTATTGATGAATCAATTTGTGATGGAGTTGTAGACTTTTATAAGGAAGATAACTATTTTCCGGTGACTCAAGGACTAAGTTCTTCGGGACAAGTTAATACAAAACAAAAAGAGTCTTTTGATAAAAGCATATCTCACGTTACAAAAGACCAAAGACTTGTAAACTATTTTGATTCTCTTTCAGAGGTTGTCAAACTTTACACTGAAAAATATATTTGGTGTGATATTACAGAGTCTTGGGGAATTGTAGAGCACGTAAACATTCAACATTATCCTCCAAATGGTGGATTTAAAGTTTTTCATTTTGAAAGAAATGGTAAACTTGTTTCAATGAATAGGCATTTAGTTTTTATGACCTATCTCAATGATGTAAGCGATGCTGGTGAGACCGAGTTTTATTATCAGAAACTCAAAGTTAAACCACAAAAAGGTTTAACATTAGTTTGGCCAGTTGATTGGACTCATACTCATAGAGGAGTTCCATCACCAACACAAGAAAAAATAATTATCACGGGTTGGTATAGTTTTAACTAAACCGTCACGGATGGACGTTAACAGCACTGGTCGGGAGCAAACCCCTTATGTCTAAAACAAGTATCCTAAGATATATTGGGAACTTTTTCCTCTTACTTGGTTATCAAATCATGTTATGGGGAAACTTCAAGTTTGGTTTAGCAATTAAGTTTATCGGGGGTTTACTCGGTATTCCTTTTGCTATCAAACTTAAACTTTGGGATGTGTTATTTTTAATCGCATTCTTTGGTATTACCGAGATATCAAAGTTAACCCAACTTTTCTTGGTTTCCTAAAACCAAGTGGTGGAGTCAATATGACCCCTTATGAGTTTACGGCATCTCTCAAATGACGTTGGTGCGGATGGGACTCTCTCCCGCCTAGGACTTAGTTATTACCTAGTTAAAAAAATAACTTGGCGTGCATGAAAGACCTAATGGGAGAGTTGCATAAACTCTCCTTTTTTAGTATAATGATTAAAAATATTTGCCCATAATGCTGTCGTTTAATAATCTAGGAAATCTTGGTAGACTTGCAAACCAAATGTTCCAATACGCTTCATTAAAAGGTATTGCAAGATATCGTGGATATGAATTTTGTATTCCATCAAAAGAACTGTTTGGTGTTAATGATACAAATGTAAGAACTTCAGACTGCACAATACATGATTGTTTTGATCTTTCTAATGTTCAGAAAAATATTATTCACCAACCAATGCTTCAAGAAAGGGGGTTTGGTTTTGATGAACAACTTTTAATTAACTGTCCAGATAATGTTGATCTGTTTGGATATTATCAGAGTGAGAAATATTTCAAGCATATTGAAGATGAGATAAGGAAAGACTTTACTTTTAATAAGGATGTTCAAGAACTTTCTTTAGAATTTTTTGAAAACTTTGAAAACACTAAAGTTATTTCACTTCATATTCGTAGGGGTGATTATGTAGTCAATCCAAATCATCCTGTGCAAACTTTAGAGTATTATGAAAAGGCATTGGGATATTTTGATGACACTCTCTCCGTTTTGGTATTTTCTGATGATGCTGAATGGTGTAAACAGCAAGAACTTTTTGAGTCTGATCGTTTTATGATCTCTGAGGGAAATGCAACAGATGCTGATCTATGTTTGATGTCTTTATGTAATTATCACATCATAGCGAACAGTTCTTATAGTTGGTGGGGTTCTTGGCTGGCAAAAAGTGAAAAGACTATTGCCCCTCAAAACTGGTTTGGTGGTGACTGTATAAATCATAATACGCAAGACTTATATTGTTCTGACTGGATTATTATCTAATGAAAATTTGTATTCTGACTATTGCTACAAACAAGTATATTCAATTTGTTGAGAGACTCCTTGATAATATCGAAGAGAATTTTCTCAATGGGCACGATATTGAATGTTTACTTTTCACAGACCATGAAGTCGAAGCATCTGACAATGTAAGAGTTTGTCAGATTGAACATGAACCCTGGCCAATGCCAACTCTGAAGAGATACAACTACTTTGTAAAAGAGAAAGAGTTTATCTCTCAGTTTGATTATTGCTTCTATTTTGATGTGGATATGGGTCTGGTAGATAATGTTGGCGATGAGGTTTTGAGTGACCTGGTTGCTACCATGCACCCCTACCAGTCCTTCTATCCCAAAGAGCAGAGATCTTATGATAGAAACTCACAGTCGCTGGCATACGTACCTGTGGGTGAGGAAGGTGAGTATTATTATGCTGGTGGGTTCAATGGTGGTTCCACCAAGAGGTTCCTTGAGATGGCAGAAGTCCTTGCTGATCGTGTAAATAAAGACCTTGAGAGAGGTGTTATTGCCCTGTGGCACGATGAGTCACAGATGAATCGTTACTTGATTGATAACCCACCAACACTCAGTCTGACTCCTTCTTATTGTTTTGCTGAGGAGATGATGGGTAATCCTGAGTATCCATACGAACCTAAAATTATTGCTCTAAAGAAAAACCATAGTGAGTTGAGGAACTGATAATGAGTAATATTTGTGCATACTTTCAAACTTATAGAAACAGAAAGGCAACCGAGGTTGTTCTTGAAAACTTTAGAAAGCATCATCCAGAAGCACCATTGATGATGTTCTCAGATGCTGGATGTAATTTCAGTGATCTCGCATCCAAGTATAACTGCAATTATCAACATCGTTTTATTAATCTTGGTAGGCAGGGACATCAGAAAATCAAAACGGAGTCGGAGTATCCTGTAAACCCAAGTTATGCATTCAATAAAGAAGAAACTCTTGTGTGGTTACAGAGATTTTATGAGGCTTGTTTATATGGAGTCTCAAATAACTGCAAGTATATTTTAATGTTAGAAGATGATGTATTGGTCAAGAATAGGATAACGTTTGTCCCAGAAAATTATGGATTCTGCTGTGGTCCAGAAAATATGGAAAACGCTATTAGTCACGCACTTACAAACTATCTTGCACAAAAGTATGATATAGTTTGCAATACAAATTTCTATGCTTGTTGTGGTGGAGCGATTTTTGATGCAAAACTTTTCGTAGAAAAATATTATCAAGTTTTGTATTTCATCAATACCGAGTTTGATATTCTATTCCATCTTGATGATAAAATGGGATGGTTAGATTTCTTTATGCATATCATATATTTTTATCTTGGGTGTCAGTATACACCAAATCCACAGTTTGCAGAAACTTGGATGAAAGAAAAATGGGGTATTGACTGGGAACTTCCAGAGTATTCTATTATTCATCAGTATAAGGAGCATTATTAATGTCTAATCGTAAAATTCTAATTGACTGTGGAACTCATTTGGGGATGGGATGTTCTCAGATGATAAAACGTTTTGAAATGGATCAAGAGTGGGAGATATTTGGTTTTGAGGCAAACCCATATGTATTTGATGCTTATGTTAAAAATATTGAGTCTGAAAAGTATTCAGTTCTAACAGATAAGAATATTAAACTAGAAAATAAAGCTGTATGGATTTCCGATGAAGGTGTTGAGTTTTCTTTGAGAGGCATCACTCAGCATCACTATGACAATTACTATGGTGATGACTGGAAAAATGATTTGGCAACCATGGTTGGTGAGCATAATGGATTGGAAGTGAGTGAAGCATTAAAAGTTCCCTGGGACGGTGGTTCTTGTATTACTCAACTGAAGAATAAGATAAACGATACTTCAGAAAGAGATAAACTTTATGAGTGGCATGAAGATGTTAAAGTCGAGTCTTTTGATTTGTCTCAGTGGATAATCAATAACTTTTCTGCGGATGACTTTATCGTATTAAAGATGGACATTGAAGGATCTGAGTATGAGGTCTTGCCTAAAATGATTAAAGATGGTAGTATAAACTATATCAATCACGCATTTATTGAATGGCACGATTGGGTTATGCCCGAGTATCAGTCTAGAACTTCTGAACTAATGAATGGACTACAAAATGCAAATGTACAACTTGGTGGGTGGGGTTAAATTATGAAAGTTTCTATAGGAGGATATGAAATTGAAGTTCCTCATAAGGATGAAAGTTTTCAACCACTTGAGCAAAACAATGCCAGTTCAGAAAAAACAGTAATTGATGGTAATGATATTACTGTTGGATTTGTTTATAATGCTGTCTATAAACAAAAGAGAGCTCTGGAATATGGTCTAGAGCAAATCAGAAACTTTTACCCCAACTCAAAAATATACATTGTTTCTGACGGTGGATATGACTATTCATATCTTGAAGAACAGTATGATAATTTAAAGTTTGAAATGGGTGAAGATACCATTGGTGCTTACACTCAAATGGATTTTTATAACTATCGTGAAGAAGAAAACCAGAAAGCAATTAAGAAAAATATTAACGTTAATATTGAAAGAATTGTAGCGGGTATTGAGTATTGTGAACATCCAGACTGGATCTTTATGACAGAACCTGATGTTCTTCTCAGAGGTAAAGTATCTTATCCATCTAATGCAAAACTGTTGGGAACTCGTTTAAATTACGCTTGGGATATTCCAGGAAGACTTGAGCAATACATTGCAATGAATCAGATTTCATCACAAGTTGACACTTCAATTCCAATGTTTAGGTGGGGTGCTGTTCCAGCAATTTTTGATACTGAAACTTATCTGAAAGCTGTTAAAGTATACAAAGAAAACTTTGAACTTTTGGATAATATTACTACAACTGTTTTTGGAGTCAATTGCTTTGATGTAATTGTTCCATTCCTATTTTCTTTGGTTGGCGAAGAAGAAGTTTATAACTCTGAAATTACCGAATGCCTGAGAGATCCATCTTGGCGAAATTCAGGTCATCCTATCGTCCATCAGTTTAGAGAATATTATTCTGATGAATCACATTATCCATACATTGAAATTCAGTAAGTAAAATGAACCGAGTTGCAAATT